ATTCGACGAGGAACACGAGTATGCCGACGCCGTCGTGGTCAACAAAATGCGCGCGGGCATGAAACGGCGCAAGCAACCGCTATCACTGGGCATCACCAACAGTGGCTATGACCGCACGTCGATCTGCTGGCAACATCACGAGCACGGGCGCAAGGTGCTCGAAGGCCTCGTCGACGATCAACGGCTATTCGCCTACATATGCGGCCTCGACGAGGGCGACGATCCGCTCCACGACAAAGCCTGTCATATCAAAGCGAACCCCAATCTCGGGATCATCATCCACCAGGACTATCTGGACCGCCAGGTTGAGAACGCCAACAACATCCCGAGTGAGCAGAATGATGTGCTCCGACTCAACTTCTGTGTGTGGACCTCGGTCCACTCGCCCGCCTGGGACATGCGCAAATGGCGCGAGTGTGGGAAGGCGCGCACGTTTGCCGAGCAGGATCTGCTCGGCCATCCCTGTTATGGCGGTCTCGACCTCGGTCAGACCGACGACTTCGCGGCGTGGGCGCGACTCTGGGACCTCGACACGCACTGTGTCGTCAAGATGCGCTTCTGGCTGCCGCGCGCGGCGCTGAAGAAGTATCCGGACCGACCCTATGCGGAGTGGGAGCGCGCCGGACTGCTCCAGGTGACCGACGGTGACACGACTGACGTCGATCTGATCGAAGAAGCGGTGCTCGAGGACGCGCGCACGGATGGCGTGCTCGAGATCGGCTTTGATAAGCGGTTCGCGAACCAATTAGCCCTCCATCTCCAGGGCGCCGGTATTACGATGGTCGATCAACCGCAAGGCTACGCGCTGAACGAGTCGATTCGCTCGGTCGCGAAGTTGATCGCGGATGCCGCGCTCGTCTACGACCCCACGGATCTCATTCTACCGTGGATGATGGATAACACCGTCCTGCGCGCGGGGCCCAATAAACAAGTGCGAGTTGATAAAGAGGCGGCACGGGAGAAAATAGACGGCGCCGTCGCGCTCGTGATCGCAAACGCCCGGCGCATCGCCAGCCCACAGGAACCCCCTGCGGAGGACCCGGTCCTCCTCATTCTATGAACCGCACGCATCCGCGCCGGGAGGGACGCCCGTCCGTCGACGACGACGACACCTCGGTCTATGTTGGCGTGACGCTGCCGGGCCGGCAATATGACGACTACAGCCAACGCGCCTTGCGCGAAGGCGTCAGCGTGCCGGAAGTCATTCGGCGCGAGCTGCGCGAGAAAAAAACTAAAAACTAGCCCGATCCCCCAACCCGCCCCACACTGCGTCGTGTGGCTTTCTAGTGTCCTGGCTGTTTTGGTGGCGACCGCCCTATCTCTTGCGCCGTGTGATCGTCAATTTCAGGCACGATCCAACGGAAGCGATCGAGGGCCTCTGCTGGGCCTATCGGGGCGGGTGGCTGACGCTGAAGGATGCCGCAGCGCTCAAAGCGGGCCAACCGCCGGCGGCCATGATCGGCGAGGTCGTCATTCACCGGTCGCAAATCTCGTACACCCAGGTGCTGCCGTGATTGTGCGCACGTTTGACGGCCTGAAAGCCCTCACGACGCCCGAACCCAACTGGTTTCGCGGCTCCGCGGGCTCGCTCACGCTCTACAATCACCGCCAGGCGTACGCCGAGATTTACCGGACGCAGCCGAACGTCCGCATCTGCGTCGACTTTCTCTCCCGAAACATCGCCGAGCTCGCGCCGCAAGCGTTCCGCCGCATCTCAGACACCGACCGCGAACGGCTCGCCGACCATGAACTGACGACCTGGCTGGCGCACCCCAACCCGGCGACGACCCGCTATCGACTACAAGAAGCGCTGATGGGCGACTTGGGGATCTACTTCAACGCCTACTGGTTGAAAGTCAGGTACAAGAACGACGACGGCCGCAAGGCCATCGGCCTCGTGCGCCTGCCTCCGGAGGAGATGACCGTGAAAGGCGGCTTGCTCCCAACGGAATTCTGCTGGACCTCCGACGGCAAGGAGCAGGACTTCCCGCTCAGCGAGATCGTCTATTTCAACGGCTACAACCCGTGCACTCCACTGATGGGGTTGTCTCCGCTCGAGACGTTGCGCCGGATCCTGGCCGAAGAGGCCGCAGCGAACGACCACCGCGAAGCCTACTGGCGCAACGCTGGCAGGCAGGAATCCGTGATTGAAGTCTCGAAAGACGGCCCGAACTACACCGGGTCCCAGTTGCAGGACTTCCGAAAGCAATTGCAGGAGTTTTCAGGTTCAGGGGCGAAGGTCGGCCAGACCATGGTCTTGCCGAAGGGCATGACCCACAAATCGGCCTCCTTCAGCGCCAAGGATTCGGAATTCATCCAGGGCGGCAAGCTGCGCCGTGAAGTGTGCGCGGCCGCCTACATGATTCCCTTACCCCTGGTCGGGATTCTCGAGCATGCGACCTTCTCGAACATCAAAGAGCAGCACAAACATCTCTATCAGGACTGTCTCGGGCCCTGGCTCGAGATGATTGTGCAGGAGACCGAGCGGCAGTTGCTCGTCGAGGCCGACGACCAGCAGAATGTCTACCTCGAGTACAACATTGCGGCGAAATTGGCCGGCACACCCGACGAACGGGCGGTGTCTATCCAGTTATCGACCGGACGGCCCTGGCGGACCGTGAATGAGGCACGCGCACTCGAGAACCTGCCCCGGATTGACGATCCGGAGCTCGACGAGGTCGCCCCGCAACAGGGCGGTCCGGCCGCGACCGGGGATCCCACCCGTCCCGACCCCGACGCCGACGTTGCGGGGGACACAGAGACCGACGACGCCGAGGCCATCATCCAGAAGACCCGTCTACGACAACTCGCCCGCGTGAACAAGCACCCGGCCGAGGAGCGGCATGCCGCCTTCTTTGCGGACGCGGATCGCTGGAATCGCGAGCTGACCGAGGACCTCACGCCGCTCGTGGGCGCCGGCGAGGCCGCCCGGCTGGCCGTCGAAGCCAATGCCGCCACGTTTCTCGAGATTGCATGACCGGGCGCTATGAGCATGTGCTCGGCTTCGCCCTCTCACACCCCTGGTCGGTGATGCCGGAGATGTTGTCGGTCATCGCGGGCATTCTGGCCCGTCGAATCGCTGGCCACGAGGTTGATCGCACCGAGATTGAAGCCGCGCTCGTCAACCGCAAGAACCTCCCTCAGCCCAGGGCTGGATCGGTCGCGATCATCCCGGTCTACGGCGTGCTCGCCCCTCGCATGAACCTGATGAGCGAGATGAGCGGCGGGACCACGTTCGAAGCGCTGACCGCACAGCTTCGCGGCGCCGTCGGCAACAAAGCGATCAAGACCATCGTGCTCGACGTTGATTCGCCTGGTGGGAGCGTGGCCGGCAACGCCGAATTCGCCTCTGAAGTGCTGCGCGCGCGCACCAAGAAACCGGTCCTCGCCGTCGCGCAGTACACGATGGGCTCCGCCGCGTATCACCTCGCCGCGGCGGCCACGGAAATCATCGCCGCCCCGTCCGCACGTGTGGGGTCCATTGGGACCTACACCTTGCACGATGACCTCTCGAAAGCCCTCGCTGACATGGGTGTGAAGCGCACCTATGTCTCAGCCGGTGACGGGAAGGTCGACGGCAACCCGGCAGAGCCACTCAGTCCCCAGGCCCTCTCCCGCATGCAGACGGCGGTCGATGAGGCGTACGGCCAGTTCGTGCAAAACGTGGTCAAAGGCCGCGGCGCAGGGATGACCGCCGAGAAGGTCCGCAAAGACTGGAAAGCGCACGTCTACGGGGCCGCCGAAGCGAAGACGATCGGGATGATTGACACGATTGCTACCCTCGACGAGACCCTGCAGCGCGTGCTCTCTGCGTCTCCGGACGCCGCCGACCAACGCGCCGCCCAACTCCTCTCTGATGCCGACACGACGCAGGAGCCTGACCAGGCCACCGTCCAGGATTGGCACGCGGAGATCGCCCTCGAGCACCAACTGCTCGCCCTGCAACTGACCGCCTTTCACAGGTAAGCATGATGAATATTGCCGCGCTCGAAGCCGATCTCAAGAAGACCACCGAGGCCGCGTCCGCCCTCATGGCCAAGACGATGGCCACGTGCCAGGCACACGAGGAGAAGGACGCCAATGGCAAGGTCACCGCCAAAGGCCGCCCGATGACCGCCGACGAGCGCGCCGCGATTCAGGCACTCATCGCGGAGAGCGACGCCATCAAAGGGCGACTCGCCGATGCGCGGGATGACGCCTCCATGACGGCCGAACTGGCGCGGTTGACCGGTGGAATGCCCAAGAAGGACCCCGGCACGACCACGAAAACGGCAGAACGGCGATCGATGGGCCAACAGTTCATCGAATCCGACGCGTTCGCGTGGCTCAAGAAGAGCGCGGGCGTCCGCGGCTCCGCATGGACCAGCCCGTCGGCGGAGTTGTTCGCGACGACCTTGGACACCACGACGACCTCCGGCGGCGACCTCATCATCGCAGACTACCGCCCGGGGATCCTCGAGTTGCTGTTCAAGCGCCTCGTCGTCGCCGACCTGCTCGCATCAGGGACGACCGACAGCAACGCGATCATCTACATGAAGGAAACGACCTTCACCAACGCCGCCGCAGCCGTTGCGGAAGGCGCCCCGAAGCCCGAGTCGACCCTCGTGTTCGACCAGGTGACCGATCTGGTCCAGAAGCTGGCGCACTGGCTGCCGGTGACCGATGAAATGCTCGAGGACGTCAGCCAGATCCGCAGCTACATCGACGCGCGCCTCCGCCTTGGCCTGGCTATCACCGAAGAGGACCAGTTGCTTAATGGCAGCGGCACCGCGCCGAATATCCAGGGCCTTCTGAACCGCTCAGGCCTGACCACGGCCACCGTGCGCGCCGGCAGCGTCACCAACGCGGACGCCATCTTCACGGCGATGATGGCGGTCTTCAATGCGTCGTTCGTGATGCCCACGGGCACGATCATGAACCCGGCGAACTGGCAGACGACCCAACTGTCGAAAGACGGCAACGGGCAGTACTACGGCATGGGGCCATTCGCGGGACCGCAGCCGCCGACGCTCTGGGGCCTGCCGGTGGTCGTCACGCCGTCCATCGTCGCCAACACGGCGTTCACGGGCGCGTTCAACTCGGCAGCGCAAGTCTTCCGCAAGGGCGGCGTGCGCGTCGAAGCCAGTAACTCGCATAGCGACTTCTTCGTGCGCAATTTGACGGCGATCCGCTGCGAAGAGCGCCTCGCGCTGGCGGTCTATCGCCCGGCCGCGTTCAGCAAGATCACGTCACTCACGTAATCTTTTCCGTTCACGGAAGGAGTCACGCTATGAGCGGAGAAGCACCACTGATACGACGCATCAACGGCGGCGACAAGCTCGTCGTCGCCAGCGGCGGGATCCTCGACATCGAATCCGGCGGCGCCCTCCAGGTGGGCGCCGTCGATGTGACGACGGCCCTCGGCACCGCCTCGGCCGCCGCGTCTGCCGAGGTCGTGACCGCCCTCAACGTCATCACCGCGTCCGAAAGCGGGAAAACGTTTTTCCTCAACCATGCGACCGGCTTTGTCTCCACGTTGCCGGCGGTCGCACTCGGATTGCGGTTCACGTTCATTCTTAAGATCGCCGTCACGACCACCGGTGGACACACGATCGTCTGTCCCGCCGCCGCGGCACTCTTTAAGGGCCACGTGCTGACCTCGCAGGATGCTGGCGGTTCAGCGGACTCTGGCTTGACCGGCGAAGCGACCGTGACGTTCGTGATCAACAAGGCGGTCGAGGGCGACCGCGTCGACGTCATCTGCGACGGCGTGAACTGGTTCGTGCGCGCCTCGAGCAAAGTGTTCGACGCCATCACGATTAGCTGATGTTCATCGACAGCATCACCCTCGCGCTGACCGTCAACGCCTCCGGGGCCGCGACGGTCTACAGTGCCGCCGCGGTGAGTGGGCGCGTGCTGCAACTGCGGTACGTGCCCCATGCGACCACCCCGCTCGACACGGGCGCCGATCTCACGATCACCGGCGAAGACACGGGCGTCGCCATCGCCACGCTCGGGAATATCGGCACCGCGGCGTTCACGAAGGTGATCCGCCAGGCCACACACGGCATCACCGGGGTGGCGTTGGTATACGCGTCCACCGATCCGGTGGCCGAACCCGTGTACTTGGCTGGGGAGCGGATCAAGTGCGTCGTCGCACAAGGCGGCGTCTCAATGACCGGGAACCTCTACGTTTTGATCGGATAGGAGAAGCACGCGATGTCTGTTACCCAAACCGTCTATGCGGAAACCTTGCGGGTCCGCGCGACGATCGCGCAAGTCAATGCCGGGCTCGAGTTGCTGCCGGCGCTCGCGGGATACGCCTATCGGATGATCGATATGGTGTTGATCGCCGTCGGCGGCGCCGCGGCGACCGCGACGTCCGTCGACATCAACGGCACGCGTGCGACGGCCGCGGTCAAGCTACTGGTCGTCGCCGTGGCGGCGCTGACCCAGAGCGCGGTGGTCCACGCGGGCATCGCCAACGCCGTCGTGCTCGCGGATGGCGCGTCGTTCACCGCGCTGGACGCCAATACGGCCGTTACGCTCGGGAAGGCGGGATCGTCGCTGGCGACCTCGACGCACATCGACGTGATCCTGACCTACGTGAAGGATTCCGCGTAACGACCGATGTGGACGCATGATCCCGGCCCCTGTCCCATCTGCGGCGCGGCACATACCACGTGCACCGCGAGCTCTGCGCCCATCACGACCGTGATGGCGCCGGCGCGTGACGCCGCAGCGGCGACCAGCGACCTCCTGCAGGCTGAGCGCGTGCAGGAGACGCTGCCGCCCGGGTCGTTTACGACCGGGACGTATCACCGGCCGAAGAAGGCGCGATGACCGTCTTCATCGAACCCCCGTTCTGGACCTCGCAGCGCCGCCGCGACGCCGAACTCCCCCATGCGTATTCCGTGTATGTCACGCCCGCGGTCGCGATTAGTACCTCGTCGGTGGCCGCAGCCAGCGTCCTCACGACGGCCACGGCGCACCACCTCGTATCCGGGGACACCGTCACGATCGCCGGTCACACCGGGTCGACCCCGTCGCTAAACCGCGCGCTCGTCGCAACCGTGCTGACGCCGACGACCTTCTCCGTCCAGCTCGCGGTCACCATCGCCGGCACCGGCGGCACCGCCACGCGCACCACCGCCGTCGAACCGCTCACGCTGGACGAAGGCAAGATGCGCGCGGAACTCGACTGGGATGACGACGACGCGCGTGACGCGCTCATGCGCCAATGGATTGCCGCGGCACGGAACAAGGTCGAACAAGATACCGGCCTGGCACTCCTGACCCAAGTGCGGGACGTCTACATGGACGTGGTGAGCCGTCGCACGATTGACCTCCCATCGCAATCGCTGCCGCTCCAGGAGGTCACGTCGGTCTCGACCGTCGACACCGCCGACGCCACCAATGTCCTCGCGAGCACGAACTATGTCGTCGACCTCGTGACCGCGCGCATCGGCCTGGCGCTCTCAGGGAGCTGGCCGACCGACCTTCGCCCCTTTCAACCCTGGCTGATTCGGATTGTCTCTGGCTGGACGACGGTCGCGGCGATCCCGCCGCTGCTCATCCACGCGGTGGGCCTGATGACGGCCCACTTTGCCACCGCCGGCCGCGATGTGGCCGCAGTCGGCGCGATTTCGTCGGTTGAGACCCCCTTCGGATACGAGGATGCGATCGCGCCGTACCGACGCGTCACGCTGGCGTAACCATGCCGATCCTCGCGCCAATCTCGACGATTGCGGCACGGTCACAGAAGGTGCGCCTGGAGATCCCCGGCGCCCCCGTCATGGATGGCGACGGCGGATTCACGCAGACCTGGCACGCGCTCTATCCGCCGGCGCTCAAAGCGTCGATCCAGCCGGCGACCCAACGCGACCTCGAGCGCCTGGCCGCGGGGACGGTCCTGTCGACCGCGACGCATATCGCGGTGATGCCATTCCACCCTGGCATTACCACGAAGACGCGCGTCACGTGGACCGACCGCGCCGGGCGCCTGCACCGCGCGAACGTCACCGGCGTGGACACCCCCAACGGCCTCTGTATCGATACGGTCGCCGTGCTCGCGGAGATCGTCACATGACACTCATCGGTCTCCTCATCTGGATCATCGTCGTCGTCATTGTCGGCGCCGCCGTGCTGGGCGTCGTGCGCGCGCTCCTCGGCACGCCACTCCTCGCCGGGCTCGCCCCGTACGGCAACCTTCTCGAGGCGCTGATCGTGTTGCTCATCGTCCTGGTCGCACTGTCCTTGTTTTACGGCGGACGCATCCCGAGACCGTGGCCATGAGTCGCGGGGTGCATTGGGTCGGCCTCACCCAGTACCGGGCGAGCCTCCTGGCGCTGCCAACCAACTGCGTGCGCGAAGCCTCGAACGCGATCGTGGGCGAAACGAATGCCGCCTTCGTGACGATCGCCCAGGTCTACGAAGCCCATCGCCTGACTGGCGCACTCCGCAAGGGCCTCACGGTGTCAGTTCTGGGTTCACCCGGGGGCCTCATCACCGGACGCGTCCTGAAGAGTAACGGCGCGCTCGCGTGGCTCTTTGATAACGGCAGTGTCGCGCGCCATTACGTGACGCGCTCAGGCGCAGACCATAAGACCGGACGCATGTGGGGAAAGACCCCCCCAACGCACATCTTTACCAGAACGGTGGGCCGGGCGCGTCGACGCCTGACGCAGACCTTCCGAGACATCCTGCTGCGGCAGGGTGCCACGTCAGTGACGGGGGACTGAGTGCCGGACTCCTCAGGGGTGGACGCGGCACTGGTCGCGAAGCTGGGAGCGGATACGACACTGCTCGCCCTGATGCCGAACGGCGTCTATGTCGACGAAGCCCCCCCTGGATCGACGCGGTTTGTGTTGGTCTCCCTGGTCGACGAGGACGACGTCGCCGAATTCGGACGGCGTGCGATCGAGGATGCGCTGTTTCTCGTGAAAGCCGTGGCGCTCTCGACCACCAGCGCGAACATTCGCGCCGCCGCGGCGCGCATCGACACGCTCCTCGAGGATGGCACACTCAGCGTGCCCGGCTACACGTTCGCGGTCATGCACAGAGAATCACGCCTGCGGATGACTGAAGTCGACGACGTCGACGCCTCTATTCGCTGGCACCACCGCGGGGGACGGTATCGAGTCCAGGTCGCACCGGATTAACGCACACAGGAGTCAGTACCATGTCGCTCACCTCAGACATTCGGATCAGCGTCGTCGGCGAACTCGTCGGCGCTGGCGACCTCGGCAATCCGTCGCAGAAGTTCTCGCGCCTGCTAACGTTGACGCTCGCGACCGGCACCGGAGCGAGTCAAGCGGACAAGGTGTTCAGCGATCAACGGACGCTGACTGCCAGCGCCACCGAGGACCTCGACTTTGCGGGCTCCCTGACCGACGCGCTGGGCGCCGCGCTGACCTTCGCCAAGATAAAGGCGATCCTGGTGTTCGCCGCGACGACCAACACCAACAACGTCGTCATCAGCCGCCCCGCGGCGAACGGGCTGGTCATCTTCGAAGCGGCGTCCGATGCCATCGCCGTGAAGCCTGGCGGCTGTTTTATCTGGGCATGCCCTGGCACCGGGATCACCGTGACGGCCGGCACGGGTGACCTCCTCACGTTCACCAATAGCGCCGCCGGCACATCCGTGATTTACGACATCGTCGTCATCGGTACCAGCGTCTAGGACCCCACCCGTCACCGGATACGAGTCGAGAGGACGAGCAACATGGCCATTCTCACAGGGCGTTACGGACAAGTGCTGTATGACCCAGCCGGGATCACTCCGGTGGCGCTCATC